GACTTACTAGTTCTCTCCCGTTCTTTCAACCCTTTTAAAAGGATTGATAGCATGAAGGAGATTCCTCATGTCTTTAATTCGGATGGTCTTATAGCGAAAATTTTATCGCCTAAGTATCCTCTTGTATTAAAGAGTTCAGGAGTGTTAGCTAAGAGAGGTTTTATTGATCTCTTTATGACTAACCAACTAGTTAAGGATCGGATATGGACCCATTTTTCAGGATATAAAAAAATCTTACTCTCTCATAAACCTTTTGTTTTCTCAGAGTCGGGTTTTTCTCGAACTGATTTCTTTTTGAGTCAATTTAACAAGACTTTAAAGATCAGCTCTTGAGCTTCCCGTATTGGATTTAAGTTTACTCAGAAAATGTCTCCTAAAACCGGTCCTCGTCCTTCAAGTCTTGCTTGTTTTAGTTTCAAAGAGGAAGCAGCGGGTAAGGTGAGAATATTCGCTATAGTGGATTCTTGAACTCAATCTCTTCTTAAGCCTCTCCATAATTATCTATTTAAGATATTGAAGGAGATTCCTAATGATGGGACTTTTGATCAGGATCTAGCTGTCTCTCGATTGAATAATGTTATTCTCTCTAAGGGACTTACTAAGGTCTATTCTTTCGATCTTACCGCTGCTACGGACCGCTTACCTATTGATCTTCAAGTAGGAATACTTGATCAGGTAACCGGGTTACCCCTTGGGAGATTCTGGAAAGGGTTGATGGTCGATAGAGATTTCTATATACCACCAAATACTTACAAAATCCCTTCTGGGTTTATCCGTTATTCAGTAGGTCAACCTATGGGTGCCTTATCCTCGTGGGCTATGCTCGCAATAACTCATCACTGAATACTTCAGGTCTCATACCATCTAGAGTTCGGTTTTAAAATTAAACCTATCTGATGTGAAGAGTACTTTGTACTTGGTGATGACCTAGTGATACTTAATGAGCGTCTTGCTACTCGATATTTGTCCGTTTGTCAAGGCCTAGGTATAGAGATTAATCTCTCTAAATCTATCACCTCAACAAATGGATCATTCGAATTTGCAAAGCGTACCTTTTATAAAGGGACTGAAGTCTCAGGTTTATCCTGGCGTCAGTTCCTTGATTATGGTTCCTTAAGTACCACAGCAGGAGTTATGCTTCAAGCCCTTCAACGAGGTCTTCTTCGCGATTCTAATGTTTCATTATGATTGGTCTTATCATCTCGTTCCGGTTATTTCTTCCGGGAAAATGGTAAGACTCACTCAAATGCTGTTAAGAGATTGGGCCAGTCGTTAGTTGCGTTAATGGGGCATTATTCCAAGATTGGTTTAATTCCACTAGAAACGTTTGCTGATAGTCTTATGACTTCGTCTGGTAAGATAGATCTTTCTAAAGGATATATCTCACCGCCGAAGAAATTAAGTATACAGTACCTAACGCGGACCGCTCTTTTACAGAGAGTATTAGAATTGCATTCTCAACTTAGTCTTTCACAAGCTCTCAAGGAAGAATGATTTATTTCTTATAAATATCTCATTGAATATCCTTGGGCTAATAAAGCTAAGAGGACTTCCGCTTTTCTTAAGGTATTCGGACTCTGGTCAGATTCCCTTTTAGATCGGATGGATGCTAGAATTAATTATCTACGCTCCAATCGCTCTATATGGAATTCTGGCGTAATCCGCCTATTTAGAGATTTCTCTTGGGAAGGTGTTACTCTTCCGACTTTTAGGGGGAATCTTTCTTATTCTGATATTTCTCAGAAGATGAATGATCACCCTATGAATCGATTAGTTTCTCCTCCGGGACCACATAGTATTCCTCTGTGGTCTCAAGACTCTCTATTCTCTGAATATAGTGTGATTAATTCCACTACTTCAGAGATCCTTAAGCCTGAGGCGAATTCTCCTATTGAGGATGCTTTATCGGAAGAAGAGGAAGAAGTTATATTAGAAGTAGGATCTTTCCTACGACTTATTATCTCTTCTTCAGCGTTCCCCGCAGGTGAGTCAGTTGAACCTGATCTGATTACTAACGCCGTGTTCTTTAATCGAGACACGCCTTATAGTAAACTGAAAAAGTACCGCTCACTCGAGGATTTGATCCTTGAATGGGAAGAGTTAAACGTTAGGTCTCAGATCTTGAATCTTGAACCTAAGTTTATGGAGGCTAGGCATCAGAGGTTTATTGCCTCGTTTGTCCTAGAACTCCTTGCTCTACCGGATCTTATTAAAGGCTCAGAACGGGTAAAGGACCTAATTCTCTCTGAATCAACCAACCTAATAAGGGAAGGTTAAATCTCGATTATCTCGGCTCTTTCTTGACCTCTTACCTAGAGTTAACTAACTACTATAAGTAGGGACTTTAGATTGGTAATGCTCCAATCCAATAGGGGAAGACGTATCTCCCTCTATTGTCTCTAGATAAAGTCAGGCAATGGTCAAGCTAATATATCATAAGATATCTGTAAGATGCTAGGAGCCGCGAACTTCGCGGGGTTCTATCATCGGATGATATCTTGATGATCACTTATTCGATAAGTGTGTATTTCATCGTACAATATTAGCCTTGTCTTCTGTCTGGATTAAGGAATCTATTCTAGGTTTCTTTATCCCCATCCTATGAGGGCTACCATATGGTAGACAAAACTAGCGCCCGGTTTACCGGCTTACGCAAGTCTCTTAGGATTCGGACTTCAATTAACCCCGAATTGAAGTTGTCGCTATCTTTGGATTTACCAGGCGGACCCCAAAACTTAGTCTCTAAGTTGGAGGATCTCTCTGATTTCCTATCATTGTGAGCTCGTAGGGCCGATGGTAGTTCTTTTCAGTGAACTCCTCTTGACCTCTAGATTCTAACTATGATCAGGGCCCGAGAACAAAGTCTCTGGACTTCCTTTTATAGTTAGGCCGGCATAATATATAGTCTATGAAAAGTAAATGAGATTTACTCATCCCTTCCCGTAAACCTATTAGCCGCGATTCTCCTGATAAGATGTTTCCCCTCTCTCGAATTACGAGAGACACGATCATCTTTCCTATTACTAAGTGGATTATTCCCTTAGCAGTTGGAAAGGGATCGCGCATAGGTGGTTATTTTCAGATAGCTTATTACTTCCTTAATTGGCTCATCCTCCAGAAACAGTTTAAGGGTTCCACTTGGGTAGTGAAACAGCTTAAATCTGATCAGGTGGCTTTACAGAAAGCCATAGGAGGAAATCCCTTATCCTCACTTCGAGAGTTAGATCCCAGTCACAAAGGCTTACGCCTTTATGGTGGGTACCCTTCGATGATTAAGTTCATTTCGAAGGTTTCTTACTCTCGAGTTCGGCAAGGGAATCCTGCTGATATCCGTCTTTGACTTACCCTCTTTGGGGTGTATCGTATACTTAGTTGTGATTTCTCACCTAAGTTATCTACAATTACACGTCCTTTTGAAGGTAATCAAGCGCTGTTTGATGACTTACTAGTTCTCTCCCGTTCTTTCAACCCTTTTAAAAGGATTGATAGCATGAAGGAGATTCCTCATGTCTTTAATTCGGATGGTCTTATAGCGAAAATTTTATCGCCTAAGTATCCTCTT